ATCCGGCAATTTCCCGCGTCGGCGTAGCATCCTCCGCGCTGTGTCGGATCGGCGGCTTTTTTCTTGGTAGGCCCGTGCGCTGTAAAACCAATAACATAATCACGCTCGCGCCGGGCGCATAAGGGATCGCCGTTACCACAATCCCGGCAACCAAAACCTTCGCGATATTCTGCCGGGCAACGAACGACCAAAACGGACTCCGTCCGGATAGATTGCCCGGGAGGGGGAGTGTCACCAGCCCGTGGAGCCCATGCGGATTCCGGGACAACAACAACGGTCGGCACGAATCTCGAAGCTTTCGCGGCGATTTCCAAGCTTTCAGTACTGAAATTTATGACGGTTTTACCCGGCGCAAGTTTATCGGCCCAAAGCTTCCAATCAAAATGAGAGTAGGTGAACGAAATTCCCTTGTTTGGCACGGCGTCCAGCAATGCATCCAAATATTTGGCATCAATTTTTTCCGCCCCCTTGCCGCTGCAATTCATTTTGCAAGAGGCCGGACACGTCCCGTATTTTTCGCCGGTGCCTGCCCGGTACGTTACAGCGATGCCCGTCGTTTTTTTGGCGCCGCTCATTTCCACAGTCTTTAACATGGTTTGCCCTCCGTAGGTATAAGACTTATCGCATACTATGCAGTAAAAAAAACAATGTCAAGTGTGTTGTTACTTGTCGGCTTCCGCCCAATATTTTTCCGCATCATCCCAAATTACTTCAATCACTTCGCCAAGAATATCAACAGCGTTGACGAGCGCGTCATTTTCATCGTAATACGTCCAATTGTCCTCATAGTCGATTGAACCAGTTTTTGGATTCATGAAAATTTTTGGGGTTGTTTTTATTTCTTTCGTCTTTGACATGGGTTGCCCTCCGTAAGTATAAGACTTATCGCATATACTAGCGCATAAAAAAACCCACGGTCAAGCGGGTTTTTTCAAAAGTTATTTACGCCTGCGCACCCTTCGCCGAGGCCGCCGTGCTGGACGTGGTTTCCGATCCCGCCTTTCAGCGTTTTCCACGGCTTCCTTGCCATAAATCCAAATTTGCAACCATCTAAGCAAAAACACAATGATTACCCCCTATCTTTTTGGGCTCCACAATCAATGGGCTGCCCGGTCGTTTGTAATGTGTCATCTTGTTTCCTCCGTAGTTAAAGAGACTATGCGATGTTATGAGATTCTGTGGGACAAATCAAGTCCAGAATGAAATCCCAACAAATTGTGTCAGTTTCTTCGTAAAGCGGATTGACGTCCAAGCCCTCCAACTTCAAATCCATAGCTGCGCTGGCAGGATAAAGACAAATTCGCTGTGGCAGTGTCTTCGTTTTTTTCTTCAAGACCAAAACCCACGCGCTGGCATGACTGTGGTTTGAAAGCCAAGCCACTTGATGAGGACGCAACTCTACGGCTTTGCCTCCCGTGACTTTAAGCTCTACAAAATGAAAGTGTCCTCTTTCGTCGCAAATTAGTACGTCGGGAACTCCGGGCATAGCCCAAGTTTCTAGTCTAGTCGTTCTCAACTTCCGCGATGTCTTCGAGATCCCCCTTTTCATCATTTGCCAAAAGTCTGACTCTCGCTTTGTCGCGGTTCTGGGAATTGCTCTGTCCTTCGGGAGTAATGTCGATAGTGATCGGGGCATAACTTTGTTTAATCTCCTGCAACGCCTTGAGAACTTCATCTTTGCTCATGCTGTCGATGCTGCCGTGGCGGATTTCTGATTTGCTGACATAAATGTCGCCTTGTGCTTGCCCCCTTCGATACTCAGCTTGGACGGCTGCCGAGTATGCGCCATTCTGTAGTGCCATGTCGCGGATTGTCTGCAAGTCGCGCAAGTGGCGTTGATAGGTCACCCCAAATTTTTCATCCAGCTCTGCCCGATATGCTTGGATGGCTGCCACTACGTGAGGGCAGATGTGTGGGTTAGTCATTTCATAAGCACGAGTATGCGCTGACGATGCTGGATAGCCTGCATTGATGGCGGCTTCCCTCAAAGTAATCTGCCCGTCTTTCGATACCAGCTCTTTAACAAACAGCTCTTGCCTGCGGGTCAAAGGGGACGTCCGGGTGGACTTCGGTTTCCCTCGTCGTTTGACTGGGGCAACCGGCGTTGACTTGGATGTGTCTTTTTTAGGGTTTTTCGGCATGAACATACTCCAGTTATTTCCAGATAGTTTGCCATAAAATAGCGCTCTTGTTTATATATAGCCAGAAAAATATTTTTAAAAAAATTTCACCGCGACCCCCTTAACGCACTTTTGCCCTCTACTGGTTACATAAACTTTCGTTACGTTACATTTTTATTTTTGAGTTTATGTTTCTTGTAAGTCTATATATATAAAAGACTTTTTGCTCAAAGTTACACCGTTACACCGGTTACGGCTATTTTTACAAAAAAATATTTTTTTTATTTTGGCTCTATATATAAGTAATCGTGGTTTTTTTACCTTGTTTAAAGAAGGAGCCGTCCTTGGCCTGTACTACTAAGCAGTGGGCAAAGCCTCGTAGTCCTCGAATGTCATGTCAATAGCAGCTGATCCGCCCTCGGCGTTGTGCACAAACTGGACTCTCATACAATCCTCGTTGTGGATCATCGTAAAAGTGACCGGGTAAACCTTCTCTGGATCTAACTTTTTGAAGAAAGAAGGCTGTAGCTTGCAGTTGAGGTCGTAGCGCCGTGATGCGCGGTCCGCGTCCTGAAGCTTTTCAAAAGTGAAGAATTTAGTCATGGCTTTTTATCCTGTCTTTAATTGTTAATTACACTGTTTTACTACATCGCAGATGATCCCAGGAAATCGCATATCTGTCAAGCCCTATCTATCAAGCCCTATGTTTCACGTGAAACAAAAAAAAGACCCTCGTTCCGTGGACCGAGGGCCGTGAGGTTTAGTTGGTTAACCGCCAGTACCCGAACACGCAACATTTGCCATCTTCGGATGGATCTATAACGTCATGAATGACACCGTCGATCACTGCCACAGAACGACCGTAAGCATTGCAGATCAAGCGGCCTGAGGGCAGTTCGTCGGCATTGAGGTGGATTTGGCACCTGCCGCCGTCTTCAATGGTTTGCGTCCAGACGAAGCCAAGTTCAGTCATGTAGTCCTTGAGCCATCCGCGCTGGGTTTTTCGGTCATAGACTTCTTGATATGGGCGTTGCGCTGCAATGGCTATCGCTCGAATGATAGGGTCGCCGTTGGTTTTAAAGCCTGCGATCTTGCGACCTCCATCGTTGTAAACGAAAACAGGGGAAAGGTTTGTTTCACACATGGTGAATCTCCGTAGTTTAAGTTGTAAAAGAACGTGGAGCTTGCCCGCCCCAATCAAGTGGACCTTCCACTCGATAAAACCATTATCGCATACAATCGCATAGATGTCAAGACCTAATTTTTAAAAAAATTAAGTCGGTCGGATCTTTGAGCAAAAAAAAGCCCGCGATGCGCGGGCCTGTGTCGTTTTTCGTAAGCTGCCTTTATTATCTACCTTCTCTTGCAAAGTGGTCCGCAAGCGCTTCTTCTCCTTCGCTGTAGGTTGTAACTTGAATGTACTCTTCTTCGTGCTCCGGTACTACGCGCTTGGGCTTTGAAGGTATGGGTGCTCTGGCAGGGGGCTGTATCTCTTGTAGCGCTTCTCTTGTAATTTTTGCGCAGCTTTTTTCGATTTTTAGGTACCCATCTGCTTCCAGTCTTTGGTACAGGTCCCTAGTTGACCAGTGAAAGCGGACGCCCTCTTCACCCTTTGATGCTAGTCGGCGCAAAATAGCGGTTACGCTGCCTCCGTATTCCTCAAATTTTTTCAGCAACATCTTCTTCTTCGACATCCCAAAGTTCGGGCTTTTCTGGTTCAAGTTCTTCGCGCCAGACTACGCCAATGACATAGGTTGAGTTCAGTTGCACGATGGTGTCGTCGTCCAGCGTGATTTTTAGGCCTCTGTCATCCCACATCCAATCGGTGACGTCTTCATAGATAAGGGGCTGCGCCTGTCCTGTAGCTGAGTTAAGGTTGACGGTTAAGACTTTCATGATTTTCCTTCTCTAATCCATCTAATTTCAGTTGTCAATGCTTCTTTATCGGCTTGCAGTTCCCAAACCCAGTCAATGAGTCGTTGAATCTCCTTCCTCTGCTCTCCGATTTTTATCCTAAGGAGCGCGATTTCTTTTTCTTGCTCAAAGATTACGATTTTGTCAGTCATTGTGTTCCTCTGTAATGGTGTGGTCGTCTCCGGTGGTGACAACCAAGGTCCTCCACCGGATCCGATTAAAACTCAACTCCAGATCAAAAACCAAAGCAATCCCGCCAGCAAGCCTGCTACTACGGCTTGGGCTATATAGATGTTTGTCTTGGACGGTCCCTTGTGTCGTTCTACTTCTACCTTTGGCGGTTGCCGGTCGTTGAAAAGAACCGTGGGCCGCGGTTTTTGAGCGGGTGGCGCTATTTCTTTGGTAACGGGCGCTTTTTTCTTTAGTCACGGGCGCTTTATCGTTGCTTTTGAGCAACCATTTCATGACATCACCGCGTTCCCAGCGGTTTACTGTCTTTGGTCCGCGGGCCGCGGTCGATTTTACTTTCTTCGGTTTTGGGAACTGATTGAGTTTTACGCGACGATAGACAGTTGGCACCGATAGTTTAGCAAGGGTGCATACTTCGTCGATATTGATAAGGTCTTTCTCTTTCACTTTCATAGGTGCGTCTCCATAGGTTGTAGCACCCTTGGATTGTATGCGACGGTATGCGATGTTGTCAAGCCTTTAGTGGATGTTGCTGTTTCCTTCGTGCGACACGCCACGCTCGACATTTAAGGCTGCGTTTGAGATGCACGATGAGAGCATTCCCATTGCGGACGCGGTGTCCGGGGAAATAGCGATTAGGTGTGCAATTATTTGGGTGAGTGCCCCGCCAAGAGCAGGGCCTTTTTCTAGTCCAAGGGCATCAAACTCTTCGAGTAGTTCTGCGGTGCAGTCTACTGCATGGAAGAAGTCTTCCTGAGATCTTTCATCCGGTGAGAATGCGCTGCCATGCTTTTTCAATTTCATTGAGCTTCAACTTTTTTGTCTCTGTGTCCAACGTATCATCTTTTTCGATGGCCGTCAGTCTTTCATTTACTTCGCGGTTGATCGTTGAAACAGCCCAACTCCAGTTGATTTCGGTTACCCGTTTGTCGGCTTCCATGTATCCACCTCCGCGTACCATTTTCCGTTGCGGCTTTCGCAAACCTGAACGTTGATCCAATCGCCTTCTTGGCCCGTGAGCCACGTAGCGAGTTCTTCGCGCTTGATGCTGAGATTGACTTTAACCCATTCGGGAGCGTTGTCCCGTGGTTTTTTTGCGATGAGTCCATCGACAAATATTTTTTGATTTTCCATCATAGTATTCTCCAAAAAAAACCCCTAGTCGGGGGCAACCGAACTAGGGGCGAGTACATTTACTACGGAGTGTGGCCATGACCACGCGCTCCAGTATACCATCATGTATGGGATATTCAACTACTAATCCCATATTTTGTCCAAATTTCAATTTTGGTGCGTTAGACATCTTGTTCTTCTGGGTCGTAAGCTACCTCACCCAACGCTTGTGATGCTTTAAACCAATCAAAAACGACGCGGAGCTGACCACCGATGGTGCGTCCTTCGTTTTTTGACAATTCTTTTATTTCCTCGTAAACCTCTCTTGGTACGAGTACGCTTTTCCAACGTGTTGTATCCACTAAAATCCTCCGAAACACTGGTACGTGTTAGATTATGTGTGAGATATTATAAGAGAATATGCAAGATTGCAAGAAAAACCCCGCTTTGGCGGGGTCAGCTG